ACAGGGTAGATCAGAGGGTAGACCAATGTCGTCCGGTCTGATGAAAATACAAACGGGAAATGCCAATGATGTTGCGCCTCAAATGATGGCTCAAAATCAATCAAACCCGACCGCAGGCGCAACAGGCGCAGCAGGGCCAAGTGCCGTAGGAGCCAGTCCTGCAAATAGACCTGTGGTTATAAAGCCTCCTTCTATGGGTTTTGATGCAGACACTATGACAGTAGAAGGTCGTCTCCAAGGCTTGATGGCATCCGATAACCCAATAATGCAGCAGGCACGACTACAGGCGCAACAGCAATCAGCATCAAGAGGATTGCAGAACAGCTCTATGGCCGTCCAGTCGGGACAACAAGCCGCTTACGCAAGCATGATGCCCATAGCGTCACAAGACGCCACTACTGCCTACGACCAAGAGAAGACCGAGTATTCCACTCGTGCCGACAGCGCCTTGATGGATCAAGACTACCAAAACAGTCGAGGACTCGCGGAGCAAGGCTTCGGGTACGACTCAAGCCTGATGGATCAGGACATTGCAGGGAAGAAATCCATACAGCTTGACCGTTTTGGGCAGGAGACTAGCTTACAGGCACAAGACATTACAGGCCGTAAGGACTTGCAGACCGACGCGCAAAAAGCACAAACAGCCCGAGATGCGACAAAGTTCACGACGGACACCAGCCTACAGGCGCAAGGCATTGAGGGTCAGCAGACATTGCAGACTGACGCGCAAAAAGCACAAACAGCCCGAGATGCGACAAAGTTCACGACGGACACCAGCCTACAGGCACAGGGCATTGCGGGGCAGAAAGATTTACAAAGCACTCAGATACGCTCTGCCGAGAAGATAGCCGCAGACCGCAATGCAACATCAATCCAGACCACGCAGATAGGCGCAAGCGCCCAGTTGGCGTCAGCCTCGATCAACGCAGCAGCGGCCACAGCCGTTGCTTCTGCAAACAACGCAGCAGCGGCCGCAAGGCAGGAGACTCAGCTTCAGGGTCAGACTATGCTTAACGCTCAACAACAGAGCTACCAGCAGAGCAACATGGATCAAAACTTTATAAACGAACAAACGCTTCAGACAGAGCGTGTAAACGCTGAGACAGACAAATACCAGCAGACTCTTGACAGCCAACACCAGCTCTCCTACGCAGGCGGCATTACCAACCTCCAACTCGGAACGCAGAACGAACACTCGGCAATAGCGCAAAACCCTGAGATGAATCCGACGGAGAAACAGGAAGCACATGCAGACGTTGACACTCGTTTTAAGACTGACTCAACGTTACAAGCCGCCATATACGGGTTTGGTGATTAGTGATCCGACAAGGGCGCTTAGAAGACATACAGCCCATATTCGAGATAGGCCAGTGGTATTTAGACCAGATACATGACGGCTACAAAATCGACTGGAAGCAAGGCCCGAAAGACTTACGCTTTCTGATTAACTCTAAGCAGGCACGAGTGCTAGTGGCCGAGGTTGATGGGAAGGTCGTAGGCGCTTTGATAGGACAAGTGGTCAAGCAGGCGTTTGTCGATATTCGGTATGCCACTGATCTGGCTTTTATTGTTAAGCCGGGCCACCCCATCCAAGCGGTGATGCTGGCACGGCACTTTATTCACTGGGCGCGTAAGCAGCCTAACGTCAAAGAAGTCACTCTGCAAATTTCAAGCGGGCTTAGAAACAACGAGCGCGTAGCGAGAATGTACGAAAAACTGGGTATGAAAAACATGGGTGCTTGTTTCACCTTGCACTTTTAAATTGAGAGGCATCATCATGTCAAAAGCGTTAAAGAAGATTTTTAAGAAAGTGAAAAAGAAAGTTAAGAAAGTCACTAAATTCGTAAAGAAGTACTGGAAGGAAATTGTCCTCGTCGCGGCTGTCGTTTTCACTGCCGGAGCGGCGCTTGGGTATATCGGGCCGGGGTTTCAGGGGGGGTTGGCGTTCGGAGCCGGAATGGGACAAGGAGGTTTGGTAGGGATTCAGTCCGCGTATGGCGCGCTCGGCCAGACGGTCATGGGCGCAATGGGCATGCAGACACAGGCAACAAGCGCGATAACTGCTAAAGGTGCGACTGTGCAGGGACTTGGAACAGGAGGAGCGTTTACTGCGCCAACCGCAGGCATGGCGGTAAACGTAGGGGGCAGCACCGCAGCAATTCAAACTGCAAATGCGGCCACAATAGCAAAGGCCGGAGCCGTCCCCGTAGCAGGATCGCAGACTCTCCCCTCCGTAATAGCAGCAGGAATACCGCAAACCGCTGCTCCAGCCGTGAGCGGACTGGGAATGTCTACGTCGGGCGTCGCCGCTGGTGCGTCTCAAGTGGCCGCCCCTGTAGTACCACTGGCGGAAGGAGCAGCCGCCGCTGGTTTGACAGCGGGCGAGACCATGTCACTCGCAGGCGTTGGTCTGAACGGCTACCAAGCGTATGAGCAAGGCGCAGCCGCCGACGCAGCCGAGCAAGAAGCCGAAGAACGCCAAGCCGCAAGGTGGGACTGGAACTACGGAGACCCTGAAGCCTACGGTGGCGACATCGCTCCGATGTCTGAGATTGGATACCAACCTTCTCAGGGATTGCTACAGAGGCAGCAAGCGCAGGCAGCCGACACCACTAACCAACCGTCAACTCAGTACCAATACGGTCAACCATCCACGCTAGACGACATCGCCGCCCAGCGGTACGCATAGGAGCAAGACGATGAAAGAGGGATTATTACAGCCGCCACAAGGTCAAACCGCTGGCCCCGCTCCCCAAGCAGAGGGTGCTGCTCCCGCTGGTGGTGATGTCGAAATGTCAGAGCCAGAGGTGCTGAACTTGGAGAACCCCGACCAAGCATCTGAAGAGGAGCAAGCCGCCTACGATGCAATGATGGGCGAGTTTTTCGGGTTAATTCATTCTAAGAAGATGAAAAAGAAAATCGGGAATAAACTCAAAGAAGGTAAAGAGAACCCCGGTAAAACTATAGGCCAGCTTGCTACGACGATGTTCATCGTGACAGAGGAAAAGCTAGAAGGCAAAGGCGTTGGAATTTCTGACGCGACCCGCTTTGAAGCGGGGGAAGACTTGGTCGCCGAGTTAGTACAAGTCGCAGTGTTGATGGGTGTTATCCCTGACGAAGACGAGCCGATTGGTCTAGCGATTACGGCGGCGATTGACGTTTTTGCCAGCGCCTATGGCAAGCGAATGAAAGAAGAAAACAAGATGTCGGCTAACCAGTTGGAACAGATCAAAGGCGATATGCCTATGTTGGCAGAGCAAGCTAACGCGATGTTTAACAATCCTGAGAACATGCCCTCGCAGCAGAGCGCGATGTCGCAAGGTGTTCAGCAGGCCGGACAGCAGATGGCCCAGCAAGACGGACTTCTTAGAGGTAACCAGCAATGAGTAAGACAGGATGGGCAAACGCCATAGGATCAATCGGCCAAGGGCTGCTGGTGTTCGGAGCTAACCGCGAGAAGCTCAACTATGAGAAAGAACGCGACGCAAACATGCTGGAGCTTGAGCGGGAGCAAATGGTAGCGTTGGAAAAACACCAAGGACTACTTATCAAGCAAGGGAACGAGGGTCTTGGTATTGAGCGTGACCTCGCTAAGTCCTCAATAGCTGTAGACACACAAAGTATCGAAACGTCAGTCCAGCAGTCAGAAAGTTTGAGGCAATCAAGTGAACTTGAGTTGGGTGAGTTTCGCCAAAAGACGGAAGAGTTCGAGAATGCCCAGCGGCTATTGGGGATGGAGAAAACTACGCTGGAGGACGGGACTTCTAGTTATGCGTATAGCGAAGGCCTGTTTGCCGAGACTCAGAACGAGAGAGACTCAGCTCGTCTAGCAGGATCGTCCGTGGCCGCAGCGGTGCAGGGGATACAGGAAAACACCAACTCGATGATAGAGGCAAGAAATGATAACCCTACCGACCCTCAGTATATGAAAGATGTTAAGAATGATGACGGGACTACTACGAAAGTGCCGATGACAGACTCAGATTTACGAGTGAAAGCAAACCAGCAGTATCAGCAATCGCTACAAAGCACTCAAACTCTTCAAGCTACAGCCGCGATAAAAGGTCTTGATAATCAGATAAGCGCGATAAACAAACAGAGACAGAGTTTAATCGAAGACATGCTGGTCGATAACAAAGAAAAAGACCTGAATGGTAAAACCGATAAGGAAAGGAGAATAGAAAAACTCGATGCCTCGCTGACAAGGCTGGAGCAAACGCGGACGGGGTGGACCTCGATGCTTTCTGCGGGGCCGCAAGCCCCCTCGAGGTACAGTAGTAATAGCACCAACTTCGCACCACCGCCCGACCCCAATAACACGGGGGCAGGAACCACTGGCGTTGACGACATGAGGAAAATGATCGACAGCGGCGAGATTCCTGAATGATCAACAGACAAACACTTGCCGCGATCAACCCTAGTTGGGGTTCTTCAGAATTTACGGACAATCAAGTGGCGACGTATGTTCAGAAGACCTACTACCCTGACTACGACCCAGAAACTTTCCGCAGTAGTTTCCTGAAAGGTAATGCAACGCCAACCGCAGAAGATGTTTACCGGATTGATTCTACGTTTAGGGACGCGGGTACGAAAGGGCAACTGTTCGCTTTCGTCAATAAGAAAAAAGGGTTTGGTGAGCTAGACGATGAGAAACTCGCCGAAGCGCGCGCCGTATTTATGGGGGAGGCCGAGGACCGCAGTTGGGGCGAAGTTGCACCGGACTTAGGGATTGCCTTGGCCCAAGGTGCTACGGGCGTTGTGGGCGGGACTGCTGAACTGGCCCGTCTAGGGGACGACATACTCCCCGGTTTGGGTATTGCTAACCTTGCGACAGCGGGCATAAACAAAGTGACTGGTTTGGACATCCCGACCACAGGTGAAGTCGGCGGGTATATATCTGATAAAGCCAGTGAGTTTTCCGACTTCTTACAGGACTATAAATCCGACAGCCTAAAACAAGAAACTGCTATCCAGCAATCGGCCTCTGCCGAAAGAGAGGCCCAAGGCATGAACTGGGCGTTGCGCGCGGGATATACAGTGGCAGATATTGCCGCCAACCCCGCGCTTCTTGGTGACCAGTCAGCACAAAGCGCAGCGTATTTAGCGCCGGGAGCATTACTGTCCAGAGGCGGCGCGGTCATAGGCGCGGCCGTAGGTAAAGGGCGGCAGCTTGTGGGCGGAGAGCTTGCAAAGCTACAGGCGAAATATGCTGGCACTACAATGGCGGCAGGCATGGGCGCGTTGGAAGGCGCGGACGCCGCCGTTGGTACACGCCAGAAAGTCATCGGCATGACCCACGAGCAGCTCATGGAAGGCTCGGAAAAGTACCGTGGTTTGATCGAGGACAAAGTCAACCCCGACATAGCGCGCGAGATGGTCGCCCTATCTGCTAGTCGGACGACGTTTGCTATAACGGCCCCGATTGCAGGTTTTGCAGGAAAGCTAACCTCGAAGTTTGAGTCCGGTATTTTACGGGGTAAAGCATCGTCAGGCGGCCCCGGCATTAAAGCGACAGGCATGACCCTTCTAAGAGAAGGCGCGGAGGAAATTATCCAAGAGGGCATCAACGCCCTCGGCGGCAACATGGGAGTTAAGCTGTATGCGGATGAGTCACAAGAATTATTAGAAGGCACAGCCGAAGCAGTCGGAGCAGGCTTTATTGGCGGCGTCTCTCAGACCGGAGCGTTTAAAGCGGTAGAAGCGGCAGGCACTAGACTCTCTGGCAGGCAGCCAGAAATTCGCAGGGCCAGAGATATATTGGATCGGGCTAGTAAGGGGGGAGCTACTACTTTTGAAGAACAGGTGTTTGTAGAGTCTGTTTACCCAGACCTAAGACAAGACATTTTTGAAAATTCTAACGCGGAGGCGCAAACAGAAGCTTTTATAAATCCGTCTGGCAACCTGACTAACGGGCAAGTCCTTGACACAATAGTGGCTCAAGCCGAAGCCGAAGGTCGGGACTTTCGGCCCGAGGAGAAGGCTTTCATCGAGGGAGTTACAGCCGCCGTCGAATACGCTACGTTTGAGAGAGTGGCCCAAGCAGGATTAAAAATATCCGCCGAAGACCAAGCGAAAATGCTCGCCTACGAAGAGCAACAGACGGAAGACTTTAACCCCGACGCCGCGTTTAGGTTTCAAGACGAGGGGGCGGAAGTTGAGGGGGGTATGAACTACCCTGAGACTTACGGGCTAGTAGATGAAGGCGACGGCCTAGCGATGGAAGCCGCGCTTGGCAACCTTGCTCTCAAGTATAAACTAGCAGGCGGCGGCCAAAACACGGTGGCTATCCCTGAGTCTGACACTACTCTGTCCGACGATCCCCAGTCAGAGATCGCCGAAATAAGTAGTGTTGATCAGGTCGGCCAAGACCAAGCACCCGTAGACCCAAGTGTGCTTACCAACGCCGAAGTCTACGAGGGCGTAATGCGCGGCGCAGAAGGGCGGGAACTGCTACCCCACGAGCAGGATTTTATTGAGACAATGGGTGACCTCGCCGCACCTTTTTTACATCAGGGTCAGGGTCAGGAGTACGTCGGAGGAGTTACAGATTTTCCTGCGCAGCAAACACTAGGCCGCGATAATGAAGGTCTTGCGCTGACAACAGCGGTAAGTGGGCTTAAAGCGCGTTACGCAGCTAATACACGCCCAGATCAAGGTGAAGCCGTAGAAGAGGACGGCGGTATTTTCATGCCGCGCGAGCGTTCTGAGTCTGCGCCCTTAGTTAGCGCGGAGTCACAAGTCGAGTTAAAGAAGCTGAACCCCGTCGAGCTGGCGGCCTACATGCAGCAGCTCCAAGAGACTATCACCGAGGGAGAGGCGCTTACTGAGTATGAGGCAAAGGTCCAAGGGTTTGACCTAGCCAAGCTCCGCGCCGAGGCTGCCTTTGCCTCGACCCTGAAGCCTAAGTTTAAGACCAAGGCCGACGCGCAGGCAGCCGCAGACGCGCAGACTGAAGGGCGGTGGGAGGTTGTTAAAAACGAAGAAGGTCGATTTGTCGTCCAGCCGAGAGACGCCACGGCTTTGGAAGCCGAGCTGGAGAGCCTGCGAGATCAGGGACAAGCAATCGATGAGGACTGGGCTGCGCGGATTATTGATCCGAAAGCCAACGCAATCAGCACGACAGAGTTCAAGACCGAGAAAGGCGCAAAACTCTCACTGGTCCAAAAGCAGAAGCAGCACGGCGGCAACTGGGAAGTTACTACGGACGGCACAAAATTCTACCTGTCTCCCCGTTTCGTTAGCCCTGCCGCTAACACATCGACGCAAGTCCAGTCAGAGATGTTCGGAGACTCTTCTTCTTCACCAGTTAACAGCAGCGATATTTCAGAGTCTTCGGGATCGGCTTCTTCTTCCTCACCAGTTACTAGTAGTGAGCCTGTTGTATCAGAGAGCAACGGGGTCTACACCGTAGAGTTAGCAGACGGCAGTACCGAAACTATCTCTGTGGATAAGAATACCTTTAAGTGGGGCGGCGCTCCAACGGGCAGCGCCGTTGAATTGCTTGGCCTTGGCAATACAAGGGAGGGGATCGACGCGGCTGTTAAGAGCCTCGTAAATTACAAGAACCGGATGAACACGCAAGGCTCTCTGCCTCTTACCGAGTCCACTCCCACCGCAGCCGAAGGCTCTCCAGATCAATCTGCCCCATCACCTGTTAGCAGTAAGACATCGCTGACGCAGTCAGAACTTGGTAAAATAGAGATCGAAATGGACGCCCCCACAGAGGACGGCGAAATAGGGACGGTTACAGAAAACGCAGGCGTGGCGTACCAACAAGCGACGGACAAGATTAGCGCGTTTGAGGCCATACTCAAATGCTGCAAGGCGAGCAAGTGATAACCAGACTCCATGTAAACCAACATAACATTAAAGCAAACGCCAAAGGCGCGGATGTGCCAGTCCTGACTGTTAAGGATTACCGCAGAAACCGGAAAGGCAACAAGGCTACGATTCGGGATTTTGACGGTGAAGTCGTAGCCACACTGGTATATAGCCCAGACAAACCCCTGCCATGCGGAGCCAAGGTTTGGCTTGAAACCGAGCTTAACGTAGACGTTCAAAGCTAGGAGGACTCGACGTGCCACAAGAAAAATGGAACAACTACCTGACCACCCTCGCGTTAACCAAAGAGATTGTCCTAGAACACGAGGGTGAGAGGCTGAAACCCTACACCTGTACAGCAGGAAAACTTACCATCGGAGTCGGGAGAAACCTCACAGACCGAGGAATCTCCGAAGATGAGTCTCGGTTCCTGTTTACTAACGACCTGAAGCAGACGCTAGAATTTCTATCGCGTAAGCCCTACTGGGATGACCTCACCCCCTGCCGCCAAGCCGCACTGGCGGACCTAGCCTTCTGCGTGGGGGCTTCTCGATTCGATCTGTTTAAGCGTCTCCATGCCGCATTGCTGGAACACGACTACAAAAAAGCCGCTGTTGAGATTTTAGATTCTAAGTTTGCAGAACAGACAGGCACTCGAGCGATGGACCTCGCCGATCTTTTAAGCCCTCCTAAATATAAATAATCCCAAGGTATATCTGAATGACTTTGTCCAACTGCCTCAAAGAAGCTGGCGATACAATATCCAAGGAAGAGAAGGCAGCCCTCCGCAAGAAAGTGAAAAGTATCCGTAACTCTGCGGGCAAGACAGACACAGGTACGCTGTCCATGCCTTTAGGCGAGGCGAACATAATAGCCGTCGAAGAAACGCTGGCTGCTCTTAGATTAAAACAAGCTAATGTGATGGCCCTTGCCGTTGCCAAGGCATCAGCAGCAGGGGACGTACTGGGCAGCAGAGAGTCTGATCCTGAGACTGACTCCGAGGCTCCTTCCCTTGATTCGTTGGGTAGCAACTTTACAGAGGCCGAAGCCGAAGAAAAGAACGCTCGGGTGCTTGCAGTCCTGCGCAAAAACACCGCAATGTCAGAGTCGCTAGACTCAGGAAAGCTCCGTGTCGTACACAGCACTCAGCGAGATGCGCTAGGGGACGGCTGGACGATGGCGTTTGATGAAAAGAACGGCATGCGCGGTGCGTATAAGAAGTCAACAGGACAGGCCGTTATATTCTCAGACAGGGTAGAGGCTGACATAGGCGCGGTGGCAGTGGGCTACCACGAAATGCTCCACGCGGCAGAAGGCTACGCCGAAGAGTCTGGCAGCGCCCGTTTTGATATGCTGATGGGAGATCAGCGGTCTGCTCTATACCGACGCCTTAACTTACTGCGCCAGTTTGGAAACCCCAGAGAGAAAAAGGTTTTACAAGACGCTTATGAGTTGTTTGTTAATTCGGGTGATAGCACCGGGGACTTAGCTAAACAAGAAAGCGAGTGGATGGCGTATGCTATCCAAGCGATCGTCGAGTCTAAGGCAGAGAAAGGGTCTATCGCAAAGTGGGCTGGAGACGCACGGCTGGCTGTGCAGCAAACTCTTCGTAAGCTGTTACGAATAAAAGTCACTGCTGATAACTTGTCAATGAGAGAGTTTGCGTCGCTTGCCGAGCTGGCTATCCGTGAAACCGCTAACAGCGCGATGGCTGAAACACGACAAGCCGCCGAAGATACGAGAGCAGAAGACCGTCAGGCGGCTGAAGATAAGGAAGTAGAAGCCCGTCAAGCGGCTGAAGATAAGGAAGTAGAAGACCGTCAAGCGGCCGAAGATAAGGAAGTAGAAGAGCGTGATGCCAAAAGAACAGCCAAAGAAGCAGACCTAAGAGCTAAAGGGAAAAAGGCCCAAGAAGCTGCTGCGGCAAAAGAGGCAAGAGACGCCGAGCGACAGGCCGAGAAAAAAGCCAAAGCTGATGAGCGACAGGCCGATAAGAAAGCCAAAGACGACAAGCGACAGGCCGATAAGAAAGCTAAAGCTGACGAGAAAGCTAATAAGAAACGGAGACAGAAAGAAAAAGCCCCCTCTCGTACCGTCGAAGACAAACGAAATGAAATCTTAGAGAGGCAGAAAAAAGAGGAAAAAAGTACAAGGACGTATCTGCAAAGTGTACGAGAAATGTTGCAAGAAGCAGAGGAAAAAACTCCTAAGTTTGGGACGAAAGAATACGGAGAGAGACTGAGAAGGGTTGAAGATTTAAAAGAACTAGAGAAAAAGTATTTGGCAGATCAAGCCGCCTCCGACGCTAAATTCCAACAGGAATTAGACGGGGTAAGATCGGACGCCGAGATAGACGAAGACGAGCGCGGCTTAACCCGCCGTAGATTTATGCGGAACATTATGTCGCTGGCTGTAACCGCAGCCGTCGTAGGGGATGGTACTGTCACACGTCGTACCCTCGAGGAGCTGTCTCGGCCCGAGCCTACACTGGAGAGAGGCAAGTATAGGCCCATCTCTGACGCTATCCGCCAACCCCTAAGTGAAAAGACCTTACAGGCTATTCGAGATAACGATTTTGTTGCGGCCCTTGAGTCTGCGAAAGAAAGCATGCCGCAAGAAGTTAAGTTTCTCATAGACGAAATCATGTCGTTGTTACCGGACCCCTCTAGCTACGATGTTGAGTTAGGGGGCTACAACGAAATTAAAGGCGGCTCATACAGATTCCCGTCGTTTGCGAATGGTAATACCCTACAGAAAGGACTCCTTACAATCTATGAAGGAAATGAGCAGGGTAATGACGTTGATACGTTGCTGCACGAGGCGATGCACCTAGTAATCAATGCTCGGTACTCGACGTTATTTGCTGCTGCGAAGGGTTCGACATACGACCGCACAGGACTGACTAGACCTCAAGCGGAGGAAGCTATTGCCCAGTTCCGAAACTTGCACCGTGAGTTCCGTAAAGAAGTTGCGAAACTAGCAGCCGAGGCGGGGGGCATAGAGAATCTAAGCGTCCCCATGCAAATTGCGGGAGCCGACGGCGGTATAGATGAATTTTTTATCCGCGCGACTACTGACCCAGCTTTTCAGCTTGAGCTGTACAACATCGACTACAACGGAAAGACTTTGTTACAGCGTTTTAAAGACTGGGTCAAAATAAGTTTGTTCGGCTCAAAGAGTGGCAATACCCCAACTTGGCTTGACGCGGCCATTCTAGGGATTACTGATGTCCTCAACAAATCGCAGTTGGACGCTGCCGACTTTTCAACCACTCTAGGCATAGAAAGTTACAACAAGGGAGCCAGAGAGCGCAACCAAGCTAGAAAAGATAAAGCTGCTAATGCTGACAGCTCAGACGGTAGCGACATACTAGGCTCGCGCGCCGTCCGCACAGCCCGTGCCACAGAGATGGGTTTCGACACGGACACCGTTTACTACCACGGGACAAAAACAACGACGATAAACAAGAAAGGGTTTAGGGGTAATACACCAAACGTAGCGGCTCACCTTACAACAGACAGCAAGACTGCCGAGAGTTTTGCAGAGGTGTTTGGGGGGTGGGCAACTTCGCCTGACGACGCTCCGACCATTTACCCAGTCTACATAAAAGTTGAAAACACTTTTGATATAAACAAGCCCTCCCATAGAAAGATACTCGGCCTTACCCCCGCTGCGTCGAGAGACTACAGCACTTTAGAGGGTGGCGCGGAAGACATTAAAGCCGCTGGGTTTGACTCCTACTGGGATTTTGAAACGGACTGGGACGCCCGCAGTAAGAAATACACAAACATAGCCGTCTTTGATTCAGCTAACATTCGATCTGTTAATGCGGAGTTTGACGGTAATAGTTTTGACAGTAGCGACATACTGGCGTCGCGTACAGCGTTAGGCCAAGAGAGTCGCGGCACTGAGAAGTGGACTGCGGCCACCGCGAAGTTTGGCAAAGAGGGCATGACAAAAGAAGCGAGAGACGCCCGAGCCGAGGAGCAAGGCTTCGACATGGAAGTTTTCTCTGGCAGCACGTTTGACATCGTGGCGTTTGACGGTGATCGCGCCCGCCCGGACGGAGATTGGGGCAAGGCTTCCTACGCCAGCACTAGCATCGAGGATGTTAATGAAAACTACGCAGGAATTGGCCCTGACTTGACGGCTCGAATAGAGCTAGAAGCCGAGAACATAGCACAGGTCATGGATTATAATGACTTTGAAAGGGATCAAATTCTTGAGCAGGCCAGCATCCCCTTGGAGGAATACTCTGGGGATATGGACGCGGCTCATTGGAAAATCGCTTCCGACAGACTGTTAGGCCCAGCGAAGAAAGGCGTCGTGTACCCGCTGAAAATAAAGACTGGGAACTACGCAGTGGTCGATAGTGGCCCCGGCCGCAACCCCGACGGGCGCAGCCAAAGTTTTATCTATGGTAAAGACTTTACCGAGGATGCCCGAGATGAATTGAACCGGGACGACTACGAAGACGAGGACGCCTTTGACGACGCCTTGGTTGAGTACGCCGATGAGCTGTCGGCTGACTCGGACGAATCTCTGTACGCAAAGATACAAGATGCTCTCAGGGACACAGACCTGTACATCAGCCCGGATTCTATTGGCGAGGTAATGGAGGCGCTACAGGATGACATCACCGATAACGCCCTCGTCGTAACAGAAATAGACTCCGCGATTCGGTCACTGGGGGCATTGGAGAACGATTCAGGTGAGATGATTTCTCCGGGTGAAATATCCTCGCAGGTGTTAAAGAATCTTGGTTTCGATGGCGTTCTTGACTACACGGTAAATACTAAGTTCGGAACGGCCCGACGCTATGGCGGCAGTATGGACGGGGTGGACAGCGACACCGTACACGTCGTAACTTTCCCCGGCAGAGAGTCGAACATCCGATCTGCTTATGCAGCCTTTGACCCTGACAACTCAGACAGTAGCGACATACTGGCGTCGCGCAAAGCACCCATTGGTAAGACAGGCAGACCTTATCAGGCTGTGCGACCTAACAAGGTTAAGGGTGGTGAGGATCGCGTCCAGACGTCGTTGCCGTCAGGGATGAAAAACAAAGTACCCTACTATATTACAGGTGCGCCCGAAGAATATTCGATAGGCGTTGACCGTATACTGTCCGTTGAAAAAGTCGCTAAAACACAAAAGAAAACTATTGAGGGCTACGACTTCTTTACCCCTTCTCGGTCAGACCTGACTGCGGAAGAGACCATCAACGAGTTCAAGCAGTTCATGGTGAAGAACCTGATCTGGCTGCACAATCAGATGGACCCCAACCTTAGAGAGACTGCCCGCAAGTGGTACGACGGCGCGCGCAAGAACGTAGACATCTGGTCTGCTCGGTATGGGTTAGAGTCGAGACAGGTGGCTGCTGTTATTGCTAACTTGTCACCACAAAAAGACTGGTTTATGAATATGTCTCTGGCCGAGCGGATCATGGACATCCATACCTACCGCCAAGACGCGACCGCAGACAAGGACATGGACAAAGCGTTTAACCGCGTCGTGATGCGGGACGACAAAGGCAAGCTGATCATAGTCAGCAAAAACCCACGGAAGGGTGAATCCGATAAGGTAGCCCAGACACGAGAATACCGTGAGATATGGGGCTTGATTAAAAACGCCAAGCTGTCTGACGTGAGGTCTCTCGTCTCCGAACGTGATGGCAACCTTGCTGTCTCGATCTGGGTACGCATGTACGACGAAGCGAAGCACTCTCGCCAGTACCGCATGATGAAGCCAACAGGCGAAATCATTGGGCTTGCGATGAACGACGACGGTGTTACACCCTCGTCTGTTGCGTGGGGTTCGTTCACTGAGATCGCCAAGGCGATGAGGGTGTTGCAAGACGGGTCACTGGAATCGGTGTCGATGAGTCTGGGCGGCGCGCACAAGGTCAGAAACTTTTACAACAACATTATCGCACCCAACAGTAATCTGGGTGAGGTGACTATTGACACCCACGCAATGGCGGCGGCGGTGTTCAAGCCCTTGTCGGCAAAGAGTTATGAGGTCGCTCACGTCTTTGGCGGTACTCCCGTAAAAGGCTTGCGTGGCATACCAGAAGGGGTAGAACGTGCAGGCGCAGGGAGTTCAAAATCAAATGGCATAGGCGGAATATACGGCATCGTAGCCGACGCCTATCGAGAAGCGGCTGCCGAGTTAGGGCTGCTACCGCGTGAGCTGCAAAGCATTACATGGGAGGAGATTCGCGTCATTTATCCCAAGAAGTTTAAGGACACGGAATCAGTCAACCTCCTAAAAATAAACGCCTTGTGGAAACAATTTGCCGAGGGTAAAATGACCCTCGCTAAAGTGAGGAAAGAAGCTTATGGACTCGCAAAAACTAAAGGAGATGTACCCGGATGGGCATCCCGATCCGATTCTGGACGTAATGATCGGAAGGCAAATGGCACTTACAGCCGCGATGTATATGACGATGGCGTACCCAGACAGGTCGGAGGAAGAGATACAGGAGCTTCTAACCGATCCCGAGGAGATGTCAAACCTACCCGTCGAGCTTCAGCCCGAGGGAGAGCAGGACAGCTAGACTCTGACATACTCGGCTCCCGTCGCAACGACACGGAGCAGTCAGGGCTAGAAGGCTTGGCCGATCTCTTAGGGTCTATTGACTCCGAGGGCAGAGGCGGGCGTTTACCCACTACAGCAAACACGCAAAACCGATTCCAGCGGATGATCTCTCAACGGCCATCCCTGTTGTCGCTTCTGCCTCGACGTGCGCTCGCAGAAATAATCCCCGAGGAAATGCCCACTGCGGCTAAAGTGATCCGACAGGCGGAGCAGATGGACGCAGACCGTAACCAGATACTGTCTGACGCTGGCGAGGTGCTTAATATATGGCATCGCTGGGCGCGCAAGAACAGGAAGATGGCGAGCAAACTACACACTTTAATGCACGACACGACGCTGGTGGGCTACGACCCGTCTGCGCCATACAAGTCGATACTCACCGAGAAAGAATACTTCAAAGAGAAGACGCGGCTCTCTACTAAGATGCGCTCCGCTGGGACTGCCGATCAGAGGCTGCGTTACAGCGGGCTTCTTAAAGCCCTAGAACAGAAGAGAGCTGACGAGGTGACGCGCAAGAACGCGCAGGCGGGACTCGACTCTCGGTACTCTGCGTTATCTAAGGAAGCAAAAGACCTGTACAACAGAGTCAGGGATGAATACGGACGGCAGCGCAGTGCCATGCACAAAGAGCTGGCCGACCGCATCGAACGAGCTGAGATGTCCGAGACAGTCCGTACTGCTATGGCTGACAAGTTACGGATAGCGTTTGAAAGCAACGAAGTGCGTGGGCCGTACTTTCCTCTCTCCCGATTCGGTGAACACTTTGTGGTACTGAAATCGGTGGTGGACGGTAAAGAAGTGACCGAAGAGTTCCGAATATTTGAGACTAACGAGCAAGCACTTCAGTATCAGAACGACATGGAGAAAAAACATCCGACTTGGATTTCTAAGAAGGGCGTTAAAGACGAAGAGCAAAGCTCGTTCCAAGAAGTTGATCCTGAGTACGCCAGCGCCGTAACGGGGCTTATCCAGAACGCTGATGGCATAGGTCGCAAGGAGCAATTTGAGCTGGCCGATGCGGTGTGGCAACTCTACCTACAGACTCTGCCAGAGATGTCGATCCGCAAGCAGTCCATTCACAGGGGCAAGGTAAAAGGCTGGGATGAGGACGCCATGCGGGCCTATTCTTCTATCGCGTTGCACCACGCTCACCACATTACAAAGTTGCGGCACGGTGATGTGATTCGAGGTTTGCTGGTGCGAGCTAAAGAAGAGTCCAATTCTCTGAAAGACTCTGCTTTTGCTGGTCGCCTTCTCCGTGAGATAGAGGACGGGGTTGACTGGGCGATGAACCCGACCAACAAACCGTGGGCCTCAACTTTGACCAGCCTCGGGTTTATTTACCAGTTGGGGGTTTCTCCTGCCGCCGCTTTGATAAACACTTTCCAGACTCCGATGGTAGGGATACCCGTCATAGGGGCGAGGTATGGCTACTCTAAAACCGCTGCCGCATTCGCCAAGGCGACAAACGAGTTTTCAGGTGTCATCGCGGCAAACATAGCCGTGAGAGCTAAAGACAAGACTGTGTTCCTCGAGAACGACATGAAGGTACATTGGAGCGACAGCCTCAAAGGCGTCGAGCTGGAGTTTTATCAAGAGATGGTCAGGCGTAGCCTTTTCGAGAAGACTCGTGCGCACGACCTCGCGGGCATCAGCGACGAGGGGATGAACCGATCAATGATGGGCCGAGTCGTAGTGGACAGAATTTCGGCAAGCTTCCATAACGCGGAAGTGTTTAACCGAGAAGTCACTGCGATGGTTGCCTTCCGCATGGCAATAGCAGGAGGTCAGAACTACAACGTGGCCTTGGACTACGCATACAACGTGACTCTCGACGTACACTTCGACTATAGCAACGCGGGCCGACCTCGGATTCTCAGACTCCCAGCCGCAAAAGTGATCGGGCAGTACAAACAGTACGCGCTCAATATGTCGTTCCGTGTTTTGCGGGACGCCTATGTGGCGGTTAACTTATCGGATGAAACCGATCCGGTGGTTAAGCGGGAGATGGTGAATCGATCCCTCGCGTCGGTGGCTATATCCATGCTGTTCTCTGGAATCCAAGGCGTCTTTGTTTACTCGGTAGTCAAGACAATTTGGAACCTTCTTGAAGACCTATTTGGGGACGAGGATGAGCCGAAAGACTTTGAGGGCGAGCTGCGTGAAGGGGTTTACCTGATGATAAATGACGCCGTCAAGGACGAAAAGTTAGCCAGCCTTCTCGGGCAGATTGTCGTTGACGGTCCTACTGACGTGTTGGTAGGGGGAAGCGTTGGCTTGAGAGTCGCGCCAGATATTCTACGTCTCTTTATTCAGCCACAAGATAACGGCAAGGAAGGCCGAGAGCAGTTAGCCCACTTCGGTTTGCAAATGGCTGGTCCGGTTCTTGGTGGCGTCTTAGGGATGTTTATGGACGCGAAGGAGTTGCTTAAAGAGGGTGAATACTGGAAGGGGGCTGAGAAAGTAGTGCCTAAGTTTGTTCGGGACGTCAGTAAGTCGGTTAGATACAACCTAGAAGGTGCAACGAACTCAGAAAACCTACCTCTTATAGAAGCTGATGAGTTCAACGGGTGGGAGCTGGCGTTGCAGACTCTGGGTTTTTCGCCTACTGAACTTCAGTTGCAGTACACTAGGAACCGGATCGAAATGACGAAGCTTAGAAAGCTTGGCGATCGCAGGGACGCGCTAATGAAACAGGCGAGGAAAGATATAAATGGTGGGGGCGGACTGTCGGGAGAAACGATAGCGGCCATTAGAAGGTTCAGCGTAAAGAACCCCACTATGCAAGTGACCAGCGACAATATCCGCAACTCAGTAACGGCGAAGGCGATCCGAGCCGCGATGAACGAAGGTGGTCAGCAGCAAGACGGGAAAGGGCCACAACCCTATCAGTTTTAATTACTACTAAGAGGTTAAGAGCATGCCAACTAAAAAACCCGCGAAGAAAAAAGCAACCCACACTATGCCAAATGGCAAGGTGATGGCGGGTGCATCGCACAACAAGCCTGCGGCTAAAAAGAAGCCTGCAAAAAAGATGAAGTCAGGCTACTAAAAAAGCAATTAAAAGCACTGACTCCGTAACGCGGGGTATGAATGGGTATCCAGTGGGGCTTGAAACCCTTGCTATCACTGGAAACCCTTGCTGCGCTTAACCATACGACCGCAATAGTAGTGCATTTCGCCCTATTTCTCAGGCCACTGATACCGTAGCATTCACCTTAAATCTTCAATTCCCCCTTGTAATTAGAAGCAAATAAAAGCAGTATTATCCCTGACGTTTTACGGGAGAAGCACTGGGTGGCTACGATAACCAAGGTCGGCAAGAAGTTTCGCGCACAGATCAGGCGCAAGAACGCTCCTAGTATGAGCAGAACATTTGCCACACGCCGAGACGCGGAGGCGTTCGCCAGTGGTCTTGAGCATGACGTTCTCGCGGATAAATACTTAGGCCGTTCCTTGGGGGTAAGCATACCAAGACTGGGTGAAGCGTTAAAGCGTTACGGTGAAGAGGTTACAAGTAAGAAAAGAGGGGTAGCCAGCGAGATGTGCAACATCCGTATCTGGCAGCGGCACGAGTTGGCTGGTTATAAGCTAGACGATATCACGTCCGACCACATCCAAGCGTTTGCCGACGAGTCGTTAAACTCGCCGGGGACAGTCCGAAAGAAACTAGCCGTTATCAGCCATCTCTATACAAAAGCAATTACCCGATGGGGCTATAAGAACTTGGTTAACCCGACGGTTGGGGTTGATAAACCGAAAGTGCCGAATAGCAGGAGTAGACGCCTGCAATACGGCGAGTATCGGCGGTTGATGCGGGAGATTGTAGTCGGTAGACCTTCTCTCCGACCTGTTGTGCGTCTGGCTATATACACCGCGATGAGAAGGGGAGAGTTATGCAGCCTTGAGTTTGCGCAAATAAATTATAGAGAGCGTTTTGCGCACTTGAGCGTGACCAAAAATGGGGACAAGAGGGACGTGCCTTTGTCCCGTCGGGCAATTCGAGTGCTGAGAGAAGTAGAAATATTAAGCAAGACGGGTAAGGTCTGGGATCACTTGCCCAGCATAGCCACCTACCATTTTTCAGAGGCATGCAAGCGGGCAGGGATCGAAGGTTTGACCTTACACGACTTACGGCACGAAGCCACAAGCCGTTTCTTTGAAGTGCATAACTTGTCAATAGTAGAGGTCCAAAGAATCACAGGTCACAAAGACCTGAAAATGCTGCTGGCCTATACGCACTTGAGTCCATCTAACATAGCCCTGAAACTGGGCTAAACATGGCGACGTGGCCTCCCAACTCGTGACGGTTTAACTGAGCGGTCGGCAAGTTTGATAAGATGCGCTTCAATATCTTTCTTCAACCAACACCATCTCTTACCCATTCGGAACCCCGGCGGTAGCCAGTCTGAACCGCGCGCTATCGCGTGTTCGATTGAGCGAGGGGATTTGTCTATTAGTGTTGACAGGTCAGTAATAGTGACTATCAACTTTTCTTTAGCCTCCATACCAAGTCTCCTGTCGATGTTTAAATACTACGACGAGCTGGCAAACAATCACAGGCACGATTAAAAACTGAGCGGCGTGGCCTATGACGTAGGCCCAGTCTCTCCCGTCAGTAGCCTGCTTCTTTAATGCGGGGAATAGCACCCGCAAGTTTTCGACACTCATGTTTGTATAGCTATGTCCGACTTGTGCGACGCACCACCACAGGCGTACACCACACTCACCAACTCCCTCTGTTGCTATGTAGCCTTTCTTAGCCACTTCCAATCTGCTCCGGTACGGACTCATATAGTACCCCCTCCGAAATGAGAGGACGGCGAGCCGTCGTCGTCTTCCTCGTCCTCGCCCTCGTCCTCGTCCACGTCTTCGACGTCTTCTCGTATCGCGGTCTCAACTGCGTTAGATATAGCGCGCAGAGAAACGGCTATATGGCTAAGTACCTCTATCAGTTTTAGCGTCCCATAATTATCCATAACCTCCCCCTTATATTGTCCGTGGTCGGACTGTGATTCGGTGAACTTCACCGTCTGTCTTGTCGTAAGTAATCATCTTGGCTCCCCGCATGCTGATCCAGCCACCCCGCGCGGCGTAAGCATCCCTACTCGAAA